CTATTGTATTTGCACCACCAACAGTTAAAGTAAATGAAGTTGTTATTCCATTAAAACTATTTGATACGTCGTCAAATATTAAATTACTACCATAGTCATTTCGAAGAAAAACTCTTCCTTGAAATTCTGATGTGTCAAGTAGTAAACCACTAGAAGTTACTTGAACATCGGGATTTCCTCTAGGTGCATCAAGAAAATGTACAGTGCTATCAACAATGTTATAAGATCCCTTAAATTTCTCAACTTGTGTTCCATCAGAATGTGCGGATACTGAAGTTCCAACAGAACCCCTTTGAACTTTTACAAGTGAGAAATTACCAGTTTCTGGCAATCCTGGCACTATAGGTCCATACGTGGTAATTCCAAAACCAATATCTACAACTCTCACAAACTCATTTTCAATTTTAAGAATATCATCTGCATTAATTGTAGAAATTCCACTCAAAGAAATAATATTTGTTGAAATTCCTATTTCTCCACCAATATTATTCTCTAAATTGTAATTTACTGTACTAGGTGATACTGGATATTGAATAATATCATCAATTGTAATCAAAGATTTTTCATTTCTCTTTGCCATTGTAAATTTATGTCTATTTCCTTCTCCTAAACCTGTAAATGTAACTGCTGTTCCAGATTTTGTAGTTGAAATTTGGAAATTGTCATCATTTTCTCTTATAGCAAAAACTGTGGAGGGTAATTCTTCCATAGCTCCTGTGGATGACTTATATTGAATTGCAGTAGAACCTATTCCAATCACTGTTGATTCTGGAGTATAAATTAATTCTTCATCTGTCCTAAAGAAATGATTATCAATGTTGAAAGTACCTGTGGTTGCCGATAATGAAACTGAACTTGGATTAAATGTTTTAGAAAATATTGGAACATTATTAGTTCTTAATTGAAAATCTTTTCTATTAACTCTTTCACCATTAATTGCATTATATAATTTGAAGAATGTGTCTTCTGTTAAAGCATCACCATAATTAAGAGAATTTGGAACATTAAACCTATCAAAATCTTTATAAAAACCTTGATTAAATACTGACACTGTGGTAACACCCACTAAATCATCTGGATAAAATAGAACCTCAAAATTACTACCATTAATATTACCACCGAAAGTTCCTAATCCTAAATTACCATCTCCACTTAAATATTGAGCTGGTTGAACATAAACACCTTGACTATCTCTAACAGATAAAACTTCATGAACTGCTCTTGCACCAGTGGTTGAATTAACTTCGATTAAGGATTTAACTCCATCAAATAAACTTGAATTTAAATCAACAACAGATGTTGTGCCAACACCACTACGTGCAAATCCTTCATATATAAGAGATCTTTCAGATCCATCTATTTGATCTGAAGATTTAAATCTATATGTACCAATACCAATATCAGGATCTCCAAAACCGATAATTCTAGATCTAACAGTAACAACATTTGGAGAGTTATTTTCGTATTTAAATGATAATGTTTGTCCAGATAAAGTTGCAGTTAGAATTCCTATTCTACTGTCTGATAAAGATGAATCTTTGGAATCAATATATGCCTCTGCAATGTAAGTATTCTGACCGTCATGTGTAACGTAATTTTCTACAAAATTTGATGCTCCTGTTAGATTATCAACTATTTGAGAATTAACAAAAAATGAATTGATTTCATTTGTTGATATTGTCAATATTTCACTTGTAGTTTCACTTGCAAAAGTTCCAATAAAAGCATTGCTATTAATCGGACCGATATTTACACTCGATGCTGCAGAAACAAAATTTGTAAAACTACTTTGAAGAACTTTTATATTATAATCAGTATTAAATTTTTCATTAGGAGTAAATCTTAAAGTAGTAATACTGGTATCAGGATCTTTAAACAAGTTAAAAGATCCAAATCTATCTTCTTCAAAAGATTGATATTCAGTTCCAGAATTTATTACTTGATATTTTTCTAACAATACATTTGGGTTTTGATTATTATCAACACCTGCATCATCTCGATTAAGTACAACTATTTCTGATAATTGAATTTGTGTTGTAATACCTACCGAACTATTGTTTGTAATTTTAAGTAATAAATTAGTATACTCACCACTATTTGGTACTTGAAGAACATCTACAAATAAGTTCAAATTATCTTCTAAATTAGAAAACTGTTTGTTGATATTGTCTATTAAAAATACATCATTAGTATTACACTTTATGAAGTCTGATAATGTTATGTTTTTAAAATCAATTAATCTTGCAACACCATCACTTAATACATCCTTATCAGAAACTAAATCAAGATCATTGATAGCATCAACTCTTTGTGCCTCAATAATGTCATTAATTGCTGTTATAACTGATGTTGATCCAATTCCAATATTACTCGTTGAAGTAATACCAGTATCTGCAAAATTTTTCAGTCCACTAGTGTGTAATAAGTTATTGACAGGTGTTTGTAATTCATTCCATTCAATAGAACTCTTAACAGAGTAAGATAAATTTTGATAATAATCATTATCTGGAATTACTTGAGTATCAAGATTTAATTTTCCAATATCATCAAACCATCCAATATTTTTTGTAGATGAAAAGTTTACTTTATATCTTCCTAAATTATTAGTAATATTTGAAATTGTAGCAACATTTCCAGAAGTTCTACCAATAATAATATCATTTACATTTAAACTATCAACATCTATTCCAGAAACTTTAATAGTATTAGTACTGCTGTCTGTAATTTTAATATCTGAAACAACATCAGTAAGAATTCCGACTACTTTTCTGAGAATAGTTTCACCCTTTACAAATCCCTCTTTTACTTGATTTGCGTTAAGCACTGGATAGTCAATTTCTTTAACAACTGATGTAAATTTAGTTGGTATTGTAACTGCTATACCAACATTCGTTGTTAAACCTACAGCATTAACTTTAAATTTGAATGGATTTGTAGAAATAATTGATGTTATTGGTAAGAAATTATATCCTAAATCCTCTGAATTAAATCCAGATCCATCTGTTCCAAATTTTTCAATACCTTCGATAAAAATTTTATCATTTGTAGTTAATGGTGGATTTGGGAAACCTAATGTTGGAGTTATTAATGTGATATTATATTCAGTTGCAGATACAACATCAACCTCACTAATTGTAATACCATTAGTATTATTAGTTGTTAAAACTCTGACAGTATCATCAGGTAATCCATATGGTTTTTCTATAACACTCACAGAAGTTATAGAATTTTCTACCATATTTGCTTGTATAAATCCTTTATCAAGTTTTTTTCCTGTGGATCTATCAACAAGAACTATATTTGGAGGATCATTATAATTTCTTCCACCAAAAGTCACTGTAACCACACCAACAGTATTTGAATCTTTTAATCTAATTATTGGTGAAATATAAGCAGTTGGTTCTAAAGTTTTATCGGAAGAAAATTCAAAACCTTGATTTATAATTCTAATTTCAGATACATTACCAATATTATTAGATTTTGGAAGTATTATTGCATCTCTTCCAGAAGACTTTGATCCAGTTCCTGTAAACTTAGGTAATTTTTGATACCCAGATCCTCCAGAAATAATATTTGTTTTGTTAATAGGACCTTTTGCTGTTTTTGAATTTGTAAAATACTCAAGAACATCACAATTTGATTGTGTATACCTCTCACTCTCTGGTATATCTTTTAAGAAGATATTAAATGAAGTAGCTGCTATGCCAGATATATTGAAAGATCCATTATATTCACTGTCAACATATGAAATTTTAGAATAATTTGATACATTAGTGTCGGAGGTAGAGATAAATCCAGATTTGCTTAAGTTGTAATATAATTTTTTAGGTAAATTATCAGTATAGTTTATAGTTGTTATAGAACTTGCTGTTGAAACATTAAATACTGATGTTGATCCAGTGGATACAAATTCATTATTAAATTCTTGATCATAATAAATTTTAAATTCATATCCATCCATGGACGAATCAGTATGATCAAAAATTAAATTTCTATTTGTAATTGACTCAATTTCAGGATTTATTAAACTAATTGTTTGTCCAGAACTACCTGTTCCTGTTATTTCTATAACATTTGGTACTGGTTGTAAAGAATCAAAAGAAGTTTGACATAATTTTATTAATTTATCCTCAACTTTATACACATAATAATTACCTGTTGATAAACCAGTTGCACTTCCAGAGTATAAAATCTTATCACCTGTTTTTAAATAATTTGTACTTATTCCAATTGTATTAGCAGATACATCAATATCTGAGGGTTCAAACGTAATTGGATTAATTAATAAATTACCAGTGATTAAATCTCTTTTTAAAATTACTTTTTCATCTGATCCTATACCAGAATTCACGTTTGGTTTGATATTTAAAGTAATTGAATCTTTTTCGGAGAGTTCATGAGACGTTGAGACAGAAACTGTACTCTGAATACGTTGAACTTTACATGACACCTCTATATTTTCTGTGCTTTCAAAACGATATAAGTCACTATTTGCAGAATTAATACTACGGAAAAATACCTCTTCATAATTATTACCATAAACATCTGTTCCTATTCCTGTTTTAATTCCAATCGTATTTTGTCCTTTTTTTACAACATAAAGATTCGATGATGGTAGATTAAAAGTACCAGGATTTGTGTCGGTAGAAATTGAAATTGTATTCGATCCAAATTGAATAAAATTAAGTTTATCATTAGTTTCAAAAGGATGATTTTCAATATAAATTTGTTTTACAGGAATGTTTCGAGATACATTATTGTTTCCAAATTTAAATGATACATCATATGAAGACCCTATACTAGTTCCTAATCCCACTGATTCTGCTGGATTAAAGAATATTATTTTCTTTTGACTAGATTCAAAATAATCAATTTTTTTATTAATTGTAAAAGAATTTGGTAAAAATTCAACAGTTGTACTTTCAGGATATTCAGTTGAATAATGTACTGGACCTCTCTTAACTCGTAATATATTAAGACCATCATATTTGTTTAAAATTTCTAAAGTTTCAGATCCTATTTTTATACTACTACCTATAGAAACAGATTCTGGAATATTAGATACATATATTTCTGTTGTAATACCTAAAGTATCTGAAGCACTAATAGTAGATATTGTATTTGTAGTAAATGTTGTAATGCCGATTTTATAAGATCCATTAATTTTTGATAAATTGGTGGAAATTCCAGAAATTTTTACAGTATCATTATTGTTTAAAGTATTAGTAATTGATGTTGAAATACCAAAAGTTAATTTATCTTCACCCCATGTAATTAAAGTATTTTCAAAGTCCTTGATTGTTGTTTCTATTGAGTTTATAGTTTTTCCTTTTATTGATGAAACTTTAGCTGATAGACCTTTACCTTTAGTTTCTGAATTATCAAATTGTAGAATTTCATTTACTTTATAATCAAATCCATCATTAATGATGTCAAGTTTTTCTACAGAACCTGCATTTGTTGATTGAATTTCAATTGATTGATTTTCTATTTCATTCGTCTCTATTATAAAGTCATTATTGGCAAATCTATCTGATACTTTATACGGAAAAGTATTTCTTAAAACATTTGAAGAATTAAAATCAAAATTAGATTGATTTAAATTAGATAAATTTTCTTCTATTGGTAAAGATCTATAACTATCTCCAATAAAATATGGAAATACTGCATTTGCTTTATCATCAATAATTGCATGGTATGCATAAATTCCATTTGGAAAATCTTCTGTTCTTTCAAATCTACCATTATGTTCATCTAAATCACCAGTAGAATCATCAAATTTATAATCTTCAATGAAATAACCAATTTCATAACCATCTGGTCTATCTTCTACTAATGTTGAATCTTTTTTCCATCCAGATTCTAACCTTTTAAATCCTGAAATGGGGTTAGATGGAGATTCAGTAGGATTTGTCAATCCATAAGAACCATATATTGGATTACCATCATATGCCCATCCGATTATACCTGAGGTTTTTTCTCCATCATCACCAAAAAGTGATGGTTGATATCCTGAAACTGTGTATTTTAAATTATTTTCTGTATCAATTAATTGTTCTGATCCTAATTTTTTTTGATCGTTAATTGTTAATTCTCTGATATTTAAATCAAATTTTGCATTTCGACCTGAAGACTTAACAAATATACTAGAATCAGTAGAGTATCCAATACCAGGATTTGATACGACTACATTACTTATTCTTTGATTTGTTAACACTGGAGTTAAAACTGCACCAGTCCCTTTTCCAGTTGGATCTATTACTTCTAAATCAGGTAAAGAAAAATAATCATTTCCTCCAAAATCAATTTTAACTGTCTCAATTTGACCGTTTGAAATAAGTGGTTGTAAAGAAGCACCCTTTCCTGTTTTAACTGTTACTAATGGTTTTTTATCAAGATTAATAATTTTAGATCCATAACCAGTTCCTTTTTCATATAGGTATGTATCAACTATTGATCCTTTTACAATTGGGGTAATGTCTATCGTTTTTGGACTTATTACACCTGTCGATGATACATTAATTGTAGATATACCAGATTGTATAAAACTAACAGTTCCTTTTATATCAGGGTATTTAAATTGTTGATATCCAGTTCCTGAAGTTGTTCCAAATCCAACTACATTTTTTGTTGTAAAATTAACTGTATTTGCACCATCAACACCACCATCACACAATTGGAATGAATTATCATTTTCTTTCAAAACAAAATATTTTTTAGTTGTTGATAATCCAGTAATATTTGTTGGTTGTGTGCTTCCAATACCTGCTATGGCAGAATACTCAATTAGATCTCCATTATTAAATCCATGATTTTTAAAATTAACCGTATTAAAATTTGTTGATATTCCTGTTGGTTTAACAAAAAGTTTTCGATTTGTATAATTTTTTCCACCATCAATGACTTTAACATCTAATAAGGATTGTTTTTGTACTACTTTAAATTTTTGTGTACCACCACCAAATTTGCCATTAAATCTAATTGCACTTGTTTGTATTCCAATTAAAGCTTGTTCAGGAGTTTCATATAATCTAACTGTTTTACTATTGATAATTTCTGCATAGTATGAACCAAAATTAGAAAGGGTTGAGTCTGATGATCCGATGCTTATGTTTGTATTTCCATTAGAATCATAAATTAAAGTTTCACCATCATTGAAATTATGATCTTCATTGAATATTATTTTTCCTATGTTATCTGCCGAAGTTGATGTGTTTATACCACCACCATCTGTAAAGTTTGTTGCTTGAAAAGTAACTTCTCTAAATCTTTGACCTATAACTGGTTCTAAAACGCATCCACTTCCATTTCCACCAGTTACACCTATTGAAATAATTTGTTCTACATCAAACGTTTGTGGTATGATTTTAATATTTTTAACTTTACCAGATACAACTGGTTGTACAAGTGCTGTAATTCCTGCTCCAGTAGATATTGTAATATTTGGTTCATTAACTACATCATAATCCTCTCCAGAATTTAATATAGAAACAGATTCAATAGGTCCAAATTTAACTTTATCTAGAGATTTATAATTGTTTATTTCAACACCATTAATCAGCATTCCTGTTCCACCAGGAATTGTTTTTACTTTTGAACCATCTCCAAGACTTGAAGGTATTGGAAATTTCTTTAACAGTTTTTGAGGACCAATAATTCCTGACTTTTGAGTGAATAAAGTGAATTTATGTGTAGAATTTGCCCCATCTCCAATACCTAGAGGAATAAATTGATCTGTTTCAACTCCAGCATTTGATGCATATAATTGAATTGAATTCCCATTCAATACTTTAGCAAAATAAATTCCCGTATTAATTCCTGATAATGGTTGACCTATTGATGAATATTGAAGTTTATCTCCAGTTTGAAAATTAATTGGAGAATTAAATTTTATAGTTGAAAATGTTTGTTCATCTAAATCAAAAACATCCGTTAAAGTTCCTGTACCTGCTTGTATATTAATAGAAGATTCAATAATTTTTGTTTCAATTTTTTTGTTGTAAGGGAAAGATTCATAATTATTTTCAGTATCAACACTTGGATTAGTTCCTGGCAATGAGTTTGAAGCAACATAAGCAAAATTATCATCAGAAAAATATACGTTCTGAACATCACTAGTGACAGTGTAATTATCAAATTCAATTGGTGTATTGGTACTAAATCCTTTTTGTAATTTTCTTCGAAGTGAAGTATTTAAAACAGATTTATTGTATCCAAAATTTGCCAAGGTTACTGTTTGATCTCCATTTTTAATATCCTCTAAAACATATGGAGTTGCTTCACTGTTATCTGTTGGATATAAAATTGTACCACTTTCTGTAATTAATTCAACTTGATCACCTTTTTTTAAACTTGATCTATCAAGTGGACTTAGAAAAGATAATGATTCTGAAGTACTGGTAGGACTTAAATTATAAGAGGATGCAGTATTGTAAATCCACGAATTCGCAAATATTTGTTTGTATGTTTTTTCTTGTTCAGGATTGGTTACCTTATCACCAATACTCTTTACAGATATTATATCACCCTCATCAACAGTTATTAATTCTGTTTGTACAAAGTCTGATATGACACCAGTAAATCTCAGTTTGACTATTTTTGATGGATCACCATTTTCATATCCAAAATAAAAATCATTGGATCTAATACTATCTGTAGGATTAATTGGAGCATCAAATGATCCTGTGCTAGTTGCAGTACAACCTAAAAATTGATTAACTGTTTTATCAGTATATGTTATTGTGTTAATACCTGATAAAATTATTCCTGAGGTATCAAATCCAACGGTAGAATCGACTGTAATAATTGAAGATCCTTTTGGTACAGGATCAATCACTCTTGTGTTTGGAATAATATCAAAGTTATTTAAAATATCAATTGATCCTGAATCATCAACAAATAATTTAAATTTGAAGAAAGTTCCAATACCAACTCGATTAAAAGGTTCAACTTCTGATACAGAGGCACTAATATCAGTATCATTAAGTTTAGATCTAAAAATTGATTGACCTTTTAAAAGAAGAGGGTTTCCAGAAATAAGTTCTGCAGTTGCAATTTTTCTTACTATGTAATTTGCACTTGATGGTTTAATTAAACTATCTTCTAAATTTAAAACTTCTGGAACTTCATTATAAAGAACTTTGAATAATATCTCAAAAGATTTATTTGTTCCCTTTGTTTCATACAAAGATTTTGCTTCTCGAATAAAGTTACCAACATTAATATTTTTATTAAAATCAGTCCCTTCTAATCCTGGTGTAAATGTTTTTTTAGTTTTTTGGTAAAATTCTTTGAGAAATAGTGCACTTAAATTTTGAACATTAGTATTATCAAAATGTTCGTTAACTTGTGATGTTGAAAATATTAATTCTTCTTGATTTAAAGATTGATGATAAGATGTAATTCCACTAAATCCTCGAATACATCCTGTGAAAGCATTTGTACTAATTCCAGTATAAGTGATAATTTCACTATCAATTTTTAACAGTCCATATTCTTTTGGAAATCCCTTGGTACTACTAACATAAATTACATCAGCACCACTTGTAACAACACCAACTGTAGTTGAACTATCAACTATAACATCAGGAGTTAGATTATCCAGTTTTAAATACTTATCTAAATTTTCAGAGAGATCAGTGGGTGCACCTTGATACTCCTGAGAGATATAATATTGTTTTAAAAAATCAACAGCTTCAGGACTTTCATCCAGAACAAAATCTGGAAGTTGATTTGATATTATATCCTGAATTTTAACTTTACTTTCAAATCCTGTTTGTATCATATTATTCTCTGATTATCTTTCCATTTGAATAACTGGATGTATAAAAATCTTTGGTAAATTTAACACCAGAGATTTCATCACCAGATGCAATTACGTCTCTTACCATATTTATTGTACTTTGTGATGTGCTAAATGAGAGATATAAATCTTTTAACCCAATCACATCATTTGATTCTGGAAAAGCTTGAATTTCGATAATATCATTTGGTTTTTCTGTTGATAATATATTAATTGTGGTTAATATCACTTCACCTTTAACATAATCAACTATTCCAGCATCTCCAATAATAACTCTTGAATTTGCACCATCAATTAACTTAACAATCGCAAGAGTTCCAGTTTTAAGATCTCCTTTTGGAACATCAGTTAAGTAAACAGTTGACGATTCACCAGGTATCGTGAATCCTGTAGACTTAACATTAAATCCTCTAGGGTCAACATGAAATTGATTACCAAAGCATAATTCATATTGTGCAAATTGATTTACAGATGCCTGTAGATCTCTTCTAATCGTAACTTTTGTAATATTTGATGTAATCGCTTCATCTGTATCATCAATAATCTGTAAAACTTTACTATATTTAAATCTACCTCCAAATTTATTTAAATTTGATGATTTTGAGTAGTTTGTGAGACTATTGATAACGTTTGTTTTCAATGTATTCACACTTGAGACAAGAGAATCATTAAAATAAACACTTGAATTGATTTCAACATACAACATCTTCAAATCAGTAATTTTTTGATTAATTCCTGATACAGAATACTGTTTTAATCTTGCTAATATATTTGATTTGTCGAAATTTGATACTGCATTACCATTTTTTGGTTTTATACTAATTAAAACGTTTCCAAATTCGGGAGGATCGAGTTCTTCACCTCCAACAACAGAAACAGACTCAGTGTCTGGGTAAATATTACGAATTATTGCCTCATAATCCCTTGCAGTCACAGCACGGTTCTGTGCCGAGTAGGTTAAGGGTGAATAATACTTAATAGAATCAACAGATTCAATATCTCCACCGTTCTGAGAGGCATTTACAGTCGTTAGAGTGACTCTTTCAATCGAAACATCAACATTGTTTTGATTTTGAACGATTCCTGAGAATGCAAATTCTTCTGCACCATTTCCATCAAGACCATCAGTCGTTAAATAATGAACCGTAATGAAAATTCCGTCTGCATCTCCTTCAGATCCAAGTTTTTTTCCAAAAATACCATCACCAAATCGAATTTCGTATCTTTCATCCTGTACTTCACGTATAAAATAGATTCTTGAAGTTGAATGGACATCAATTATGTTGTTTACAGGTGAATATTCGATTCCTAACTCTGCCGAATCATTACTTACATATACTCGAATCTTCGAAGTATCGATATTTTGGTTATTTAAGATAAATCTTTGATTAAGTGACCCATCATACTGAAATTTTTTCTTTAAAAAGACTCCCTGATTAATACTTAGGTTCGAAAAAGTCGCAATTCCGTCCACAACTGACGTTGTAGCCTTTTCGACTATTGAAAATATGTACGATGATCCTGCCACACTCCCAGTACAGACTAATCCTGGTTGTAATGTGACTGTAGGAGTATCTGTGGAGATTGAAAGTTCTAAATTTACCTGTGCTGTTGCTGATGTTCTTGAACGAGGTGTATATCCAATGTTACCTGCGAGTGATACAACGTTTTCACGCAGTGTTGCCGAGTCGAGAAAGGACTCATTTACGACAAGATTCGAGTTAAACGAGGTAATGTAGGTATTATATGCTAATGTATCAATTAGAATCGACATATTCGATCCCTCAAAGTCAAAATCAGTGAAATTTGAGTTTGCTCTGAGATAATCTTTGATCGAAGTCTTAATTTGATCAAAATCTAGGTTTGAAAATTTAGTAAAAGGCATGTGATTATCTTGTTGTCTCTAATATAAATGAATATTCCTGTGTCGGAAACTGTTGACCTATGATATCAAAACTCACAACGGCCTCAAATGAGTTTTCATCGGGTGTTGGAGACACTATAACGTTGACATTTTCAACTCTTGGTTCATAATTACGAATTGTGGACTGAATTTGGTCTTGAATAACTGCTGCTGTACCATAATCCACGAAACCAAACAAACTTTGGTATACATCAGATCCAAAATCGGAGTCAAAAAACTTTTCAGTCGGAATTGTTTGTACAATATTACGAATTGAACGACGAATTGCACTCTCATTCTTAATAACTGGTAGGTCTTTCGTGACTGGATGAGGTGAAAAAGACAAACTAATGTCTTTAAATGCCCTCGATACCCTATTAATGGACATTTACAAGGTTTTTTATTTATTTATACTAGATTTTCCAATAAAAAAGCACTCAATAATGAGTGCTTTCTCTATTTTCCCTGCCCTCGGTATCTTTTTCGAGCTCGATTACGAGAAGTTGCCGAGTATTTCGTGTGTTTTCCTGTTCCTTGACGAGTTTTTTTCGGGATTGCATCAACATAAGTGCCTCCCATGATACCTTGTTTAATCTTTGCCATTTAAATCACTCCTTGTAATAATAGTTTCAAGTTCATTTTCGGTAGGATGTCCTGTTTGATAGAATTCAATCGCATAATCTTGCATACGTTCGAAGTATTCAGATGCCGTTAAGTCGGAAAAGACCTCCTTTCCCTTTAACTTAATGGTATAACGATCAGATGACTCTTGTTTTTTCATGTCCGACACGAATTCTTGGATCACACCAGATTTCAAAACCTGCTTCTTTTGCATCTAAACAGAAACTTACGTCTTCTCCACACATATCCTGTACATCACCTGATTCGAAAACCTGCATCTTCGGTGCAAACCATGGATAAGGCATACCTTCGTGCTCAAATACACCATTCTTAATTAACAACCAACCAAAACCAGTATAGTCAACAGTGAAAGGTTTCTTTCTTTTTGGCATACTTTCAATTGTTTCGTGATTCATCACACCACCATTGCTACGAAAGTCATCTTCTTCTAACCAATGAGCAACTGAAGTGGTACGACCATCTTCTGTACAGTACCATCCACCTGCAATTTCCTTATCCATTAGTACTAATTGCCAGAACTTCTCTGTATTAAAGACAATATCAGAATCAATCCATAATTGCCAATCATATTTAAGTTTACCATCCCATGGAATTTGGTTAGGTCCTCGAAGAACGTTTGCACCTAAACACTTACAACGGGCAAAATTGACCATTGATGAATAATCCTGAGATATTTGTATACTTGCTCCTGCCTGTACAAGATCAAAACAGAGTTGTACAAAATTCTTTAAAAATACGTATGAGACTCCTCGACCAGGTAGACAAAAGACAATGGATTTTCCTCTTACCATTTCTTTTGCTTTATTATAATCCCATTCTGGTGTAGATGATTTGTTAATTGTAGGTGATTTTGCCTTTACTGTAAATCCTTTAGCCATAATTTGTTGTTGTTATGTTCATATCATACCTTATATAGAAGGCTTTGTCAATAAGATGATTCGAAAATTGTAGGGTCTTCCACATTCATATCGTATACCTCTGTATATGTGATTTCTTCTCTCCAATAAGATGTATAAAGTTTACTCCAGATCATATTAAACTCTTCTTCACTCAAATTCTTAAACAGGCATTTATCATTCAAATAGATGTGATAAGTTTTTGTATGAGTTTTAGTCATCCTTCGTTGTAAGGTAAATTCCGTCGATATTAAAATTCCATTTTAACACAAGATCCTCGTACCAGTCAAGTTCGTTTACAACCTCTTCGGGAATTGTAATATGATACCTGTCTGTTACTGGATCGATCTCTATGGTCGAAAAAATTTGGTCGAAATTTTTTTTCATTTCATGAATCTTCACACTTGATTTTATATATGCGAAAATTTTTTTTGACTCATGAAATATAAATGTGCCTTTCGTAACACTTTGTAGACTAGGGAAGTTACCCTTTTTTATATACGGGGGCAACCACGCACCGCATAATAAAAAACCCCCATAAAAGGGGGCACTGCTGATTCACGAACGAATGCCTATAACGAATGGTTATGCAAATTCACGAACGTAACCATTTTCTGAACGAATGAACGCATCTAACATAGGAATGTCTAACTCTGGATCATCGAAATCAATTCTTGCACACCCATCGACACCCCACTCTGCTAATTCAATTACAAACTCTGCCCAGTCTGCACATAGGCATGCCATGTTTTGAAAGTTTTCAACTTGAACTATTCTGTTCATGATTGTTTGAGTCTTTGTCATATTTGGGAAATTGTTTGTTATACTATTATTATAGTACCCCACCCATACGAATGGGGTAACGAATGGACAGTTGTTAAACCATCACACTGCTGAAAGTGTGAGTGGTTTGCTGAATACTACCATGCGATCATAAAAATCAATCGTTGCTGTGGTGCGGTTGTCATGTAGAAACCACTGCCAGTTCTTTTGAAATACGGATACACCATAAGCAACTTCATAAAGAAACGCATTAAGTCTAGATTTAGTGGTATTAGTTTCCCACCCGCATGAACTGATCCATGCCTTACCGTTGCTGTGGTCATAATCCGCAATGCGATGCCCATGTAGATAAACGGAACTCATGTCCTCTGCCTTGTCATAACGAACCATTGTATTAGACTTGGAGAAGTTCTGCTTGTTACGAACTGCTGTATTCATTTGCTCTTCAATAAGTCTCATAATGTTTGGGGAATGATGTTTGTTATACTAATATTATAATGGGTAGAATGAATAGATACTACCCATGATGTGCCACTAATTAAACTGTCCTATAGATAACCTGCTGTTTGCATTCCTGGTTCATCATAGAACCATGAGATAGAAACCTTCGGGAACAAATCACGAAGACGACGACAGATTGCTTCGGGTGGTGACCATGCGGTTTGAAATTCTGCTGTGAAAGATTC